CTCGCACCTTAGCGAGAAGCTGTGCGCTCATTCGGTAAGGGCTTGGCTGGAAATCGACAGCGTTACTGCCTGAAAGGGTGGCTGTACGCGCCTGCCAGATTTCAACAGATATCATAAGAGCTGCTTGCTGCACTGCCATGTCGGTAGTCCAGTCTGTGTAAGTCTCAGCTGTAACTGTGCCAAAAGGCTCAATAGGATGCTTAGCTTGTTCAACAGTGTGTGTCGTTGCTACTGTAAAAGAATAAGCACCAACACTTGTAATAGTTTTAGATCCATTGTATTTAGTGCCAGAATTAGAAATAGTTACAGTCTGTCCTACATAGAAAATTTCTTGGACTGGAATATCAAAGTATAAAGTGCCCACGCTCACGATGTTGCTATGTGCTACTGGAAACCATTTAGGAGCCCACAGCATAGGAATTAAGACTGCATCGGATGCATCACAGACTTCTTGAAGGGTGGCATCTGGATACAAAGTACCGACTCCGAGAGTGCTACGGAGTTCTGCGACTGTTGTTAGTGCCATTCCTATTCCTTTCTAAAGACTCTGGGGAGTAGAGGGCTACTACTCCCCAGAGCGACTTAGTGTGGCTTACGCCTTGTTATTCTTGAACGCACCTGCTCCGACCTTAGTCGCGATTGCGCCAAAGCCGTAGTAGCCGATTGTTACCTGTCCTGCTGCTGTTGATTCAGCGCGTAGGCGGTATGTTGGTGACTCGTACCATGTGTATGCATCTGGGTTCACAATAAGGATTGTTCCATCTGAATCGCCAGCGTTTGTTGGATCTACATAGAGATTAAGTCCTGCAACATTACCTGTTAGTGATGTTGGTGCTACTTGACCGCCTGCGTTCATTGGCTGTGATGCTGTGTAGATTGGACGACCTGCATCGTTTAGAGACATGATGTTTGACCACTGTCCTGTTGATACAACCATATTGCGAGCAAATGGATTTGGAAGTCCTGCTGTTGCTGCATAAACAGAAGCTGATCCACGAGCAACAATACCTAGCAACTCTGCTGCTGTTGGGTATGTAACTGTTGTTGTTGCATCTAGTGATGCACCCGCGATAAGGGCTGCATTGACTGCTGCGTTTGTTGTCTTTGCGTAAGCTGCTGCCATGTTGCGCACTAGCTCATCAAAGAATGCTGGAGAAGTACGATCTAGCAATTCAACAGAGAATGTCTGCTGTCCTGCATACTTCTTAACTGATACTGACAAGAACGCTGAGTTCTGATCTGTCTCTGTGAATGCTGCGTTTTCTGCAACTTCACCAACTGTTGGCATTACTGTGATCTTTGGGATCTCAAAAGTCATACCTGCATCTGGCAATACTCCACGAGAGATTGCATCGATTGAAGGACGGATTGTTGTGCCAAGTGGATTGATAACTTCATTCAACTGGCGTGTTGGTACTAGACCAGCGTTATCTGTAGTGTCATCTGCTGCGCGTAGGTACTGGCGAGCATCTTCGTCACCTAATGCTGCGCGGATTGTGTTTTCTGCATACTTAGCTGCTGTCAATTCGATGCGTGGCTTTGTAAAGTATGCTGCTGAAACAGTTGGGCGAGCAGCTTCAACCGCTGGTGCTTCAACTGGTGTTGCTTCGACTGCTGGAGTGGTGTTTTCCACGGTGGCTGTCTCGCTTTCTGTTGGTTGGGTGATTTCTTCTACATCGGATTCTTCCGCTGCAATATCAGTAACCTGAGCAGACTTAAAGGCTGGCTCTGTTACTAAACTTACTTCGACCAAGCGAGCAGCGGATACATAAGTCACGCCGTCCTTGATCTTTGACTTTAGGACTTCTGCACCAATACTCAAACCTGATTGCAATCCTTCTTCTGCAAGGATAAGTGCCTCTGTACCGCGCTGTGAGCGACTGACAGAAAACACTGCGTTGATTGCATCTTCTGATTCGCTGAATGAAACCATGCGACCAAGAGGCTTCTTGTTATCGTGTTGACTTAGCAACTTAATTGCTTTAGGATCTGCAATGTCAATCGATCCAGAGGCAAAAATAACTTTGCCCATATTGGTAGATCCTGCTTCAACATTAAGAGGCACAATCTTGCCTGATACTGTGCGACTTGCTGAGTCTGCTGTGAGTTCAGCTGAGAATGTAATTACTTGATTCATTCCATACCTTGGCTTCCATTAGGTGTTAGGTCAGTCATTTCCATAGCCTGTTCTGTAGTAATTAGATTCAGGCTAAGCAATTTCTCAATTACTGCTAGTTCTTGCATTGGGTCAGTGCGTAAGAAGTTCTTATCGATATCGAACTTAACTACATTGCCACGAGCAGTAATGTCATCCATTGACAAACGATCTTCAATTGCTGAGATAAATGGTTGTAAAGATAGTGTTAAGAATTGCTTTCGCTCATCTTGCACATTGGCATAAGTCATAGAATTATTTTGATCTGCTGAGACATAATAAGCAGGCACATTGCATAATCTGGCAATTTCAGTAGCAAGGTTAAAAATGGCTTCCGAGTACATCATTTCTTTAGGTGAGAATGACACTGGGTTGTATTCAAGTGTTGATGTTAAATAAGCAGTAGAACGATTATTTCGAGCGTTCTTCCAAGCAGCTAACAATCCTGAAACTTCTTTAGGATCAAGATCAGCACCGGTGTTTTTAATATAACCAGTTGCCATTGGAGTTGATGCTGCAATTGCTGCTGCTTTTTGTACATCAATTGCAGCGCGTATTGTTTGCACACCTGTATTTAAGATTCCCGGAAGCAAAGATTGGAAAGTGACAAGCGATCCTAATCCGTCCATTGGTAAAGTCATTCCATCAACTGCATAAGATTTCACAAAAGTATTAGTGCTATCTAAAGTAATAGTTACGCGATTGTTAGCAATCCACTCGAACCGAGCAGGGCGGCCGTCCTCTTGATAGACCTCGACCACTTTCCAGAAAGCCTGCGAATATAGGAGCAAAGATTCAACGGTATATGCAATTGTAACTGATCGTGGCTGTGAGTATGAAGGTTGCTCTAACCATAGTGGTGAGCCAAGTTCTTCATTAGTAGATTTCTTGTAAAGTTCTAAAGGAATTGCTCCGATAGTTCCCGACAAAAGGTTGCGGCATCTTTGTAACGCAGGTACTGAGAGGGCTTCTTCTCTGCTAACATACGCATACTGAAATGGCATTGCATAAGGTGAATATTCGCCAAGAACCTGTGGCGCGGACTGAGCTTGTAATTGTGGCTTAGACTCTAGACCAAACGCTTGCAATAATTTACCCATAGACAGAAAGTGTAGCATTTGTCAATAGATTAGACAATATGCTAGGGCGTGTCTAAGTATAAATTTGAGGTTTAGCAACTGGGATCATTAACTTGCTAACGACCATTGCCAAGCCAATTGGTGCGGAAATATCTCCAGCACTCTTTCTTTTAATAATACGCCACGCCGAGTCATTGACCTTAGCTGCACAGTTATTCATCTGCTGAATAAGTTCTGCCTGACCATTGTGTACCACACGAGCATTAACTAAACCTTCAAGCAGATCTCCACAGGCTTTGTAGAACTGTTGCCCTGAGACATCTTCAACCATGACTCCAGCATTGCCCAATCTGTCGGCAATGGTCTGAGTAGCGTACTTATCAAAGCAGACTAAGCGTGGTTTGTAGATATCACACCAACCCTTGATCGATGCGGCCATCTTTAGCTCATCGATAGCTACCTGAGAGCTGTAAGTCTCTAAGATCCCGATGCCAATCCGTCCATCTGGCAGTAATTGTCCTGCGACTAATGATCCGTTGCGTCTAGACGGACTGACATCGAAACCGAATACAGTATAAGCCCCAGCAGCCATTTCAAGCGTGCTATCCGATGTATCTTCTAGAACGCCGTGAGGCCAAGGACTGCTTAGAGAATCGATCCACTGACAAAGCGTTTCAGTGCGCGTATTTTCAATAGGAGATGTAGCAATTGCTTCTTCAATCGCTTCTTCCGTGATTGTGTACCCCAGTGAGGGGTTAGCCAAAGCCCATGCATTGCGATCAGTTATCTTGCAGTATTGAGGAGCAGAATACTCATAGAATCCGAAAGACTTTGGCGGATAGTCAATAGCTCGTTCTCGTAAGTCATTGAGGACAGTGCTGAAAGCGTCTCCTGCATTACTCGTGAGTAGAGTATGGCTACCTGCGTGAGCTCTAACAACAGGAGTTGCAGCTCTAAATCCGTCTTCAGTGATCTCTCGTATTTCATCGATGTAAAGCAATCCATTGACTGATCTGCCGCGACTGCCGTCTCTAGTTGCTGCGACAACATCAAGCCTTGCTCCAGAGAGCATCTCAATTGACTCAGTGCCATTTGCATGTCTAATTTGTTTGACGAATCCTTTAAGGTGGTCATTTGTCTCCAATAGGTGAGTGATCTGTCTGAAGGTGTCTAAAGCCATGCTTCTGTTAGAGGACATGATTAGGACATCGGTATTCCACTTGATTAAGTGTGCCAATATGAGCATACGCGCCAGATGCGTCTTACCGTTCTGCCGAGCGACCAGAATAAGGTTGGTTTTGCGAATCCACATGCCTTTTTTGTCTAAAGTAAGCATGTCTTTAAGCACAAACTCCTGCCAAGGCATTAAAGGTATCTTTACAATCTCGCATAGATCTTTAACATCTTGCAACTTGTTTTCGCCCTTAAGAAGTGGACTGTGAAGCCTTGGTTTAGTTGTCCCTCGTAAGACTTTGGACTTTCTGGGCTTAGTTGTCATTGATCTGGATTAGGTCGGGTCTTAAAAGGACTGTCCAGCATCGTTTCGGACTGCATCGGGGAGATAT